CTCGCAGGCCAGGGCTCAGCAATAGGAAAAGCAGCAGCCGTAGCAGATGCGACAATCAAAGGAATCCAAGGGGTGCAAAACGCATACACAACCGCGCAAAGCTCTCCGATTACCGTGCTTTTCCCAGCTTATCCAATAGTGCAGGCAGGGCTCGCGGCAGCATTTAGTGCAGCTCAAATAAAAAGCATACTCAGCACTCCAAAACCATCAGCGAGCGGAGCGGTCGGAGGATCTTCTGTATCTGTTCCTTCAGGAGCTAGCGCTCCAGCGCCTCCAGCTTTTAACGTAGTGGGAGAATCTCCTGAGAATCAGCTTGCACAAACAATAGAAGGAAGAGAATCAGAGCCAGTAAAGGCTTTTGTAGTATCTTCGGACGTATCAAGCGCGCAAGCTTTAGATCGAAATATAATTGAAAACGCAGCAATCGAATAAATATGAAAATAATTGAATTAATACTTGACGAAGAAAATGACGATGTAGGAGTAACTGCTATATCGGTAGTAGAAAATCCAGCAATCGAAGAGCAATTTTTGGCCCTTAAAAGCCAAGAGTACAACTTTGCCCAGCAAGACAAAGAAAAAAGGCTTCTGATTGGCGCTGCTTTAGTGCCTAATAAGCCCATATACAGAAAAACAAAAGACGAGGAGTATTACATATATTTTTCAAAAGATACGGTCAGAAAAGCTTCTGAAATGTTTTTTAAAAAAGGCAATCAATCAAAAGCAACTCTCGAGCATGACATGGCCTTGGAAGGCCTTACCGTAGTTGAATCTTGGATTGTAGAATCTGACAAAGACAAATCAAGACATTACGGATTAAATGTACCGGTGGGCACGTGGATGATTAGTATGAAAGTTCAAAACGATTTGATTTGGAACGAATACATTAAAACAAACAAGGTAAAAGGATTTTCAATTGAGGCTTTTATGAGCGATAAAATGAAAAGGCCAAAAGATAAAACCCTAGACGAAACGCTTTCTCAGATTGAAGAAGAAGAAGCTGAATTTTTAAACAAAAAAATTACTGGATTTTTAAGCGATCAAGAGGTAGAAATGGAATCGTATTCCGATTATCCTGACGCGGTTAAAAACAACGCAAAAAGAGGCCGAGAACTCAACGAAAAAGTAAACAATAAATGCGCTACGATGGTCGGGAAAGTAAGGAGCGCAACTCTTGCAAAAGGAGGCGCGATCGAGGTAGATACGATTAAGCGCATGTATAGCTATTTGAGCAGAGCTGAAGAGTATTACGATGAAGGAAACACAGAAGCTTGCGGAACAATTTCTTACCTTCTTTGGGGAGGCAAAGCTGGCCTCAGATGGTCAGCAAAAAAACTAAAAGAATTAGGAGAAATCGATCTTCAAACTCAAGTTATAAA